GGCACTTCGCCCACGTACACGGTGACATCCGGTATCGTCCTCGGCATGCAGACTAAGCCTGCGTAACCGTGTAACCATAGGGGGCGGGTTCGCTCGCCCCCGCTTACTTGGAGGCCGACGATGGCTACATATCGTGTATTGCCCGGATGCGAGGGCTACATCAATGACCGCATGGAGACTGAAGGCAACCTGTTCGATGCACGTGACGGTCTAACCGGTTCTTGGTTTGAGTCTGTCGATGCGGCAGCGGAAGCTGTGTCAGAAATTGACAGCGAACCAGAATTTGAGGTCGAAGCTCAAGCTGACGCTGCGGAAGATGCGGCAAGCGAAGATGAGGGCACACGGCCTGATCCGGCACTGGCTGAGGCCGAAGTCGCAGCGGGTGAGCCCGGTGAGGACGATGGCGTTGAAGTGCTTTGACTTCCGAAGTCTCCATTTGCAACCTCGCACTAAATCACATACGCGCTGAGAGAATTTTTAATCTCACAGACGAAGGGACAGCAGCTCAAGCGTGTAGTGATTGGTACGGGCCGGCGCGCGATTTGTCTCTGGCAGACATGCCGTGGAATTTCTCAGGCAAAACTGCGGCCCTTGCCAAGCAAGTCGAAGTACCGAACGAGTGGTCGTTTGGCTACGCCTATCCGGCTGATTGTCTGAAAATCCGCTATATCACGCCGCCGGGTAAGTTACGGCATCAAACGCCGCGGTTGGCCTATGAGGTCGCTTTCAATGCCGCAGGCAACAAGACAATTCTGACCAATCAGGATGAGGCTTGTGCGACGTACACGTTCAAGCTGACAGACCCCAACCAGTTTGACCCGCATTTTGTGATTGCTCTGAGTTATCAGCTGGCGGTATTTATTGCGGTGCCAATCGCAGGAACATCGAAAGGTCGGCTGATGCGCGACGATCTTGCTGAGGCTTACGTGAACGCAGTCAGCGCGGCAATCTCAGCGAATGCCGGCGAGCAGTTTCCTGGCCCAAGGCGAGAAAGCGAAATAATCGAAGCATACGGGGAGTCGGTCGGGGTCGAGCAACGGCCGATAGCATCTTGACATGGCCGATCTTCCAAAGCGGAACTTTACCGGCGGGGAGATAGCGCCTTCGCTACACGGTCGGGCTGATCTGACCAAGTTTCAGACCGGGCTGGCCTCACTCCGCAACATGACAATCAAGCCGCAGGGCGGCGTCCTGAATCGCACTGGCACTGAGTTTATCGGCTCCGGTAGCGAAATGGTCGGCCAGCCGGCAAACCGTCTGATTCCCTTCGAGTTCAACAAGGATCAAGCCTACATCCTCGAATTTGGCAGTCAGTACATGCGCGTGATAAAGGACGGCGGTCATGTCTTGCTGCCGACTGACACGATCACCGCAATCACTCTGACCGCCACCGTTCAGGTGTTTGCGGCCAACACATACAGCAACGGGGATGAGGTATTTATCACCGGAATCGTCGGCTCTACCGAGCTGAACAATAAGCGATTCGTTCTGACCAGTGTCGGTGGCGCGAGTTTCGTTTTGTCAGGAATTGACGGTACGGAGATATCGGCTTACGTGTCCGGTGGCACGTCAGCCAAGATATTCACGCTTACGACGCCGTACCTTGATGCATTCGCTTTGAAATTCACACAGTCGGCCGATGTAATGACCATCACGGAGAAAGGTCAGGCCCCGCGTGATCTGGCTCGTACAGCTCACGATGCTTGGACGTTGACCGTAATTTCCTACGTGCCGACCATTGCAGCGCCGGCTGGACTGACTGCGAATGCCGGGGGAACCGGAGCGAGTACGTTCAACAAGACTTACGAATATGTTGTAACTGTTGTGGATACTAGCGGTCAGGAATCGGTGCAGAGCGTGGCGGCGGGTGAGACTACGACGGCGCTGGACGGCACTCATTTTGTGGCGTTGGGTTGGGGCTCTGTGGCGGGCGCAGATTATTACAACATTTACAAGGCTGAGTCCGAGGTATCCGACATATATGGCTGGATTGGCGAGTCCAAGACGCTGGCCTTCCGCGATTACAATTTGCTGCCTGACATCACAGACACGCCGCCGATAGTACGCGATCCGTTTCCCGGCACTGATGATTTTCCTGGGGCCGTCAGTTACTACCAGCAGCGACAGGTATTCGGTCGCACGAACAACAATCGGCAGACGGTTTTTGCCACTCAATCCGGCAATTTCAAGTCAATGAACATATCGCGGCCGATCAAGGCTGATGATGCGCTGGAACGCACCATAGCGTCGTACACAGTGAACGAGATACGTCATTTCGTCGATCTGAATGCGTTGATAATACTGACGTCCGGGGGCGTGTGGCGGGTCACTGAGGGGCAGGACGGCGTTCTCACGCCTGATTCAATCGGTTTCCGGCAGCAGGCTGGCTCTCGGGGTTCGTCGGACGTGCGGCCAGTGTTGATTGGTGACACCGCGTTGTATGTCGAGTCCGGCGGTCGAAGTATGCGCGATCTCGGCTACTCGTTTCAGAGTGACAGTTACTTTGGCAATGAGGTATCGCTGCTGGCGAAGCATCTTTTTGAGGGCGTCGACCGGAACATAGTTGACATGGCCTACGCTGAAGAACCGGACGGCATTGTGTGGTGTGTGCTGGACGACGGCGACGTGATGGGGCTGACGTACCTCAAGGAGCATCAGGTATTTGGCTGGCACCGACACGATTTCGACGGCGGCAGAGTGCGGTCGGTGGCTGTCATTCCGTCCAATACGGTGACCGACTCAACAAGCGAGGTCTATTTTCTGGTTGACCGGACTATCGACGGCGACTCAAAAAATTACATCGAGCGGCTGAAGTCGAGAGAATTTGCTGTCGAAGCTGATTCGTTCTTTGTGGATTCAGGGCTCACTTACGATTCAGTACCAGCGACGACAATCAGCGGGCTGGATCATCTTGAGGGCGAGGTCGTGGTGGCGCTGGCTGACGGCAACGTGGTCAAAACGAATAATCTCGGCACAACGCTGACTGTCACAAATGGGGCAATCACGCTGCTGAACGCCGCCAGTAAAATTCATATCGGTATTCCCATCGTGTCAGATTTTGAAACCCTGGACATTGATCCGCTTTCGCAGTCAGTACGCGGCAAGCCCATGAATGTCAGCGAGCTGATCGTCAAAATTCAGAGCACAAGGGGCGGCAAGGTGGGGCCGAACTCAGCCAAGCTGAGTCAGCAACTATCGGGCCGTGAAGTGGCCGACAATTTTGCAGCGTTATCGAACAAAACGACTGAGGTTCGCGTTCACGTCGAGGCTGAATGGACTTCTAACGGACACATATTCATTCGACAGGATGACCCTCTGCCTATGACAATTCTTGCTGTAGTGCCTGATGTCGATTTTGGCTGAGACTGTCAGATCGAGGCGCGAACACATAGAACCAGTGGCAGAATTTATGCGCGAGGCTGACGTGAAGGAGATTTACCTTGCCAGCAAAAAGACGCCTCACGATGCACTGGTGGAGGGTTTTAACGACTCGCTGTATTGTTGGACAATTCTGCTGGATAAGGAGCCTATCGGCATTTTTGGGTTATCCTCTGTGTCGATACTCGGAAACGCCGGAACTCCGTGGCTTTTAGGGACTGATGGGATGTTGAAAGTGCGCCGTCAATTTGTGAAGGAATCAGGGTCGCACGTTGACTTTATGAATACGGTCTATCCGCACCTTTTGAACTTCGTCCATGCCGGCAACGCGGCAAGCATCCGGTGGTTGAAAAGCCTGAACTTCACGATACATGATCCGGTGCCGGCGGGGCCGTTTGAAGCTCCATTCCACAAATTTGAGAGATTCGCTGATGTGTGAGCCGAATACATTACTCCTGATTGGTACGCTGATCAGTGCCGGCGCTTCAGCGCAGCAAGGCGCTGCGGCGGATGCGGCCGGCAAAGCCAATGCTCAGATTCAACAGATTATGGCTGATGATGCGCGGGATCGCGGTGAGGCTGCGGTCGAACAACAGCGTATCAAGACGGCACAGATCAAGGGCAAGCAGGCCGCGACATTCGGCGCGGGTGGTGGCGAGATCAATACCGGCGGTGCGGTGTCAATTCTTGCCGATACGGCTCAGTTTGGCGAGCTGGATGCGCTCACTATCCGGGCCAATGCGGAGCGCGAAGCGTTTGCCTTCGAGTCCGGTGCGGCGATCTCACTGGCCGAGGGTCGCAACGCTCGGACAACTGGTTTCCTGCAAGCTGGTGGCACCCTGCTCACTGGTGGATCCGAGCTGTCCTCGCGGTGGAAATTATTTAAGAAAACTCAGATAGCGGCAGGGAATCAGAACCCATCATTTACGAGTTTCTTGCTTGGTGGCCCTTAATGGCTACAGTTCCAACAGTTTCGGGTAGGACGGTTGCTCCGCGGCCAATTACTTCACCGTTGCAGCGAGCGCCAAGTGATGCCGGCGGTCAAGCGTTGGCACAGGGATTTATCAAAGCTGGCGACTCGCTGCGTCGAGCTGACGCGCAAATCTCAGCGATTACACTCTCAGAAGCTGACGCGGCATTTATCGAGCGCAGCAATAAGCGCCTGTACCTGGACGATGACGCCTATTTCAAACGGCAGGGCAAGGACGCCGTCGACGGTTTGGGTGGTGCGACCGCCGAGCTGGATGAGATACGCGATCAGGTGGCTGAGGAATTTCTGACAAGTGCCACAGAGAATCAGATATTTGCGGCGAACGCCAACAAGCGATCGCAACTCGCAAAGGTCAAGATGGGCGCGCATTCGTTCGATGAGCGTCAGAAGTGGGACCGGGCTGTGTCTGTCGCCAATATGCAACAGCAGCTGGAATCGGCGGCCAATGATCCGTCTGAATCAAACCTCGAATTGGTCGCGGTGAGGCTGGCCGAAGAAGTTAAGAACGTCGCTAAGATCGACGGCGCACCGCCGGAAGCGCAACAGGTAGCCATCGACACGGCACTGAGCGCCATGTATCGAGCTGCCATCGAGAGCGCATTGATTACCGATCTGAACTATGCCGAGTCGCTACTGGACAGCTTCAAGGATGCCATTATCGCTACTGACGAAACGGCGATCAGGGCGAAGCTGAAGGAACACACGGTGCGGGTGCGTGGTGCCGGCATTGCCGATGACGTGATTCGTGACGGTGGCACCCTGGATCAACAGCTGGCGGCAGCCCGGAAGAAAGCCGGCAAGAACATCGAGGTACGGGATGACGCTGTACGGCGGGTCACTAACCGATTCAATCAGGACAATGCCAACAGGGAAGCGGTCAACCGTGATACTTATGAGGCGCTCGGGAATGACGTGCTGAACGGTACGAGCGTTGATTCGATCCGCAATAGCGTACCGGATGCATGGGACATACTGAAACAAAACCAAAAAGAGCATCTGCTGAAGCTGGAAGCTGAGCGAGATAATCCGAACGCCACAAATTGGGCCCGCTGGTCTGAACTGTCGCTGATGAACCCGCGCGAGCTGGCGCTGATTGATCCGATAGATGAACGCTTGAATCTGGCTGACACCGAATTTCGTAATCTGGTGACGATGGTAGATGAAGCTCGCAGCGGTGATCCTGGCTTTGCTTTCACCAGCATCCAGACACCGAACGCCAAGATGATCGCAGCTCTTGGTGGTGCCAAAAAGGCTCGAAAGCCGAAAGGGCAAATGGCGTTTGCCGAGTTCACAGAGCGTCTGGAAGCGTTTGAGCAACTAAAGACCGGCAAGGCAACACCGACTGAGATTAACAACATCATTGCTGATCTGATGGTCGAGGTCGAGCTGCCGGCGACGTTCTCGGCGTCACCGTTCAACAGACTCGGAAACCTCACGTCCGGGCTGTTCGGTGGCCGTGATCGACAGGTGTTTCAGATTCAGCTTCAGGACGTGCCGGAACGGGATCAGCGTGGGATCGAGTCTGCCTATCGACGGTTGAAAGGCCGTGATCCGACTGAGAATGAAATAATCGACGCCTTCGCCAAGAAGCTACAGAATAATGCCGAATGAATACGATGCCATTGTCGGTGAGGACATATCCGAGGCCAAAGGCAGCGAGTTCGATGCGATTGTCGAGGAAACGGACGAAGAACGGCGGATACGGTTAGAGCAATCGCTACGGGTAGGCGCGCAAAAGAATCCTGACAATCAGGCCAAGGTCATTGACCTGTCCGAACGCACCGGGCTGACTCCCGATGTGGTCGAGCTGAAACAGGCCGAGGTCGAATCCCGCATTCAGCAACGCAATAACGATTACGACTTTCTGTTCGAGGAAGCGCCGTCGACCGCGCAGCTGCTGTCTGATCCGAACATGGCCGGCGTGGCTCACGATGATGTCGACAATCTCGCCAACACTGAGCGAGCTGTGCGTAGCCCGCTGTCATTTCGTGACAGGTTGGGAGCGGCCGGCAAAAAGGGGCTGGCGGTAGTCGAATCATCTGAGATCGGCTTGGCTCGAATGCTGTCGGTGCTGAACCTCGGCCCGGAAGTCGATCAGAAGCGCATAGCTCGGCTGTCCGAAATCGAGCATTTCATGGAGTTCGAGGATGAGTCGGGGTTCTTCGGCGGTATTCCGACTGCGGTATTTGAACAGCTGCCAATCCTCGGCGCGATTCTGGCTGAAGCTGGCAAGGTGGGTGTGGCGACAGGCGGTGTTGCTGCTCTCGCTACCGGCATCGTCACAAAAAATCCGGCATTGACCGGCAAGGCGTTCGCGTTCGGCTTCGGCGTTGGCGCAAAGGTCGGCACATTCGGCGGTGCCTTTGAGCTGGAAGCGGGGCTCGCGTTCAATGAGTTCACGGCGGCCGACGAACACGGCCGGCAGCTGGATGAGGAATCAGCCGCGGCTGGCGCGGTCATGGTCGGCTTTGTCAATGCCGCACTGGAATCATTCTCACTGAGGCTCCTGGGTAAGACGTTCAAAGGGGCCAAGCCGCTAATCCGGAAGCAAGTTCGGCAAGCCCTGACCACGAAAACCGGCAGAGATATAGCCAAAAAGGTGCTGTCTGCTTACATGGCGTCGGTGGCCGGCGAGGGCATTACCGAGGCCATGCAGGAGCTGTCGAATATCATCGGTGACAATCTGCTGAAGGCTCTGGACGGTGACGATTTCGATGAGTTCAAATTTAAGAACGCCGTCGATGGCATATTTTCTCAGGAAACACTGGAACGAGCTGGCGGTGCCGGCAGGGTCGGACTACAGGCAGCGACAGGGCTCGGCATACCGGGCTCGGTAGTATCTGCATCGGTGCAGGGCGCTCGGACACAGAGCGCCAGCGAGAGCGAACAGGAAACCCTGGACACGGTGATCGAGAACGCGCAGGAGTCCAAGGTCAGAGAGCGAGCGCCGACCATCTACGCTCAGCTCATCAAGGATGCGGTCGAGGATGCCGGCACAGTCTCAGACGTTTACCTGACGGCCACGGAAGTACAGGCATTCCTCGAATCCGAGGGCGTCGATCTGAGCGCCGAGACACAGGACAATCCAGCTATCGAGGCAATGGTCAAACAGCTGCCCGAGGCGCTGGCCGGCGAGACTGACGTGGTAATTCCGCTCGAGGATTTTGCTACTTACGTCACGCCGTCTGAGAGTTTCGAGTCGATCAGGCCACATATCAAACTGTCGGCCGAGACACTGACGCAGGATCAGCTGTCAAATAGTGACAAGAATTTGCAGGATCGAGTCAAGGAGCTGATGGAAGAAGCTCAGAATAACCTCGAAGTGCTGCGGCAGGCCGAGGTCGTATTTGAGGACGTTAAGGATCAGCTGCTTGACACAGCCACGATGACGCCAGAAGCCGCGGCGACGGCTGCCGAGATCATACCGGCCTACGTCACCACAAAGGCGGTCAGAACAGGTTTAAGTGTGGAAGAAGTCTATCAGCGCATCGGGCTCAAGATCGTAGGGCCGGAATCAGCCACGCTCGAAGGCGGGCAAGAACAGTTGATAGGCCCTGAAGCATTGCAAGCCAAGCGGCTCGAAAAGCTCAACCAGGAGCGCGAGCTGCTGCTGGAAACATCCACTCAGGCGGTTTTCGAGGGTGGCGAGACAAAGCGATTCCTGCGAACGCTCAGTCAAAAGCGTGGCGATCTGGCTGAAATTGACATTGACGATGACGCGGCCTTAACCGAGCGGCTGTCAGAACTGCTGCGAGATATCGGGGGAGCGTTACCGCGCAATGCCGAGTTCAGGTTTGATGAGCTGACCGGCAATATTGTGCAACGTGGAGAGGACAAAGCCACTCCCGAGGGGCTGTTGGAGCAAGTGCGAGCCCTGCAAGCGCGGCTGCCTGAGTTGGACAAAACCACGTCAGAGTTTGCCGAGAAGAATCAGGATATTGACCGCCGCATAGATGCGTCTTTCTCCGGGCCCACGGTGTTCAAACAGGAGATCGAGGACGATCTGATCGACCAAATGCAACAAGAACTCGACATTGAGTTTGCCGAGGGTGACGAAGTTGTTGAGCGATTCGAGTCAGCTCAGATAAATACCGATCAAGGGCGAATCCTGCGGCTGCTCGGGCCGGTGTTGTACGGCGACATGAACAAAGTTGCTGAAGTCACAGTGAAAGAGCTGTTCCAAAATGCGTTTGATGCCACTCGTACCGCAATTCTGAAAGGACAGATCGAGGACGGCGAGATAACCGTCACGGCAGATGAGGATTCGCGCACGATAACGGTCACAGACAACGGCGTTGGCATGACGCCTGAAATGATCCGTACCGGCTTACTGACGATTGGTGGAACTGAAAAAGAGGGAGAGATCAATTCCGGCGGGTTCGGCATTGCCAAAATGTTATTTCTTGCTGGCGCAGCATCGACAGTGATCGAAACTGTGAGGGATGGGGTCAAATCGACCTTATCGACTACGGGCGCGGCGGTGACGCTGAATGCTGATGATCCAGCAAATCCGCTTGATCCTGACCGGCCAGCGGATGAGGCCATTCGGATTCAAGATACTACTGAGCCGAACGGCACGAAAATGACTGTCGTTATTCCCGAGAAATTCACTGATGCAAGGGATGGTGTCGAAAAAGAGATCAAATTCGTAGCCAGTTACAAGGTTAGCGACAACACGAAAGAGCAGATACTTCATCCAAATATCACCGTCAAGCGAGACACTGGTTTTGGGCCGATTACTGAAAAGTCGGGCAAGGAGTTCGAGAACGAGCTATTCACCAAGATTGGCGTTATCGAGTTTGAATGGGGCACCGCTGATTTATTGGTCAGCCGTGAGAAAACCGCTGGCTACCATAGTAACGCTCAGATTAGCGTCAATGGGCTAAAACAATTCGCAAAAACATTTACAAGAAACCCTTTCGAGTTGTTGGCAGCTCCAATCAAACGGACATTTGTCGTCGATATTCACCCAAATGGCGATCCCGACGATCCTAGTTACCCGTTTACGTTGGATCGTCAAGACTTAAAGCCCCATGCCAATGCCGATATGTTGGAGATTCAGAAGTTTCTGGCAATTCGACTAGCGGCAGATATTACTCAGGAAACCGCTAAGGGCTTCGGCAACATTCAGCAGCTCAATGAAGATGGAACGATTGGCAAGATTATCGAGTTAAAGCCAAAAATTAAAGAGGGCCGCGGGCTTCTGGCTGGTGTCGATCTGGATGCGAAGCTGTCAATTATTGACGGCCGGCTGAGTCTGGACGGTAAAGAACAAAAATTTAAGCGTAAGGACTTAGGCAAAGTTCTGTTCGAGATAGATGACTTCAAGGTTGATCAAAAGACCCTGCCGCAAGACCGGCCAATTCTGCATAACTACATGGATTTTGACGGCCCGGACGGAAAGGGTGATCTGATCTCAGTGTTGTATGAACAGTTTGGCGAGGAAAAAGTCAACGGTTATTTCAAAGAGGTCGGTGACGTTTTCCTGATACTGCGGAACGCTATAGCGTCGTTCGGAGACAAAGCTCGGTTCGAGGACATCGACAACATTGGCGTAGGTGTCAGTGTGTTGGGAAATAGGTATTACGGTGTGCATACGCACGTGCCGGCGAATTTCATGCTGATAAATCCGGGCTCTGACCCTATGGGTGAGTCAGATTCATTTGAGGATTTGGCACCGATTGAACGACATCGACTGATCGCCAGCTCAATGCTCACGACAATGGAGCATGAAGCGGCGCACTTCTCGGAATTCAGACATGACGTGCCATTTCTTTTCGCCATGCAGGGAATTACAGCAGTAATCAGCGCCCGCATTGGGTTGCGTGATAATCTGATTTTCAAGCTCGAGAAAGCGGTAGGAGAAAACATTGACATCTACGACTTTATCAACGAACAGCTCGCTGAAGGAAATATCACAAACCGTAGCCTCTCACTTAAAGATGTCGGCGTCGAATCTGCGCGAAGCGGAGGTGATATTACTGACGATGCGGGAGAACGCGAGGCTGACACTGAATCCCGAGATACTGGTGAACGGGATGACGGAGTTGTTGGAGAGGCTACAGCTGAGCCCGGACCTGACGAGCTTTTTGCAGGAGTTAGAGCAAACGGCACAAACGTCCCGAGCGGAAGCGTAAGCCCCAAGGCTGGCGACGGCAGCCAGCTTAACAAAGTATTTCAACAGGATCGGCGTGGCGAGATCGCCTTCGATGAGGACGGAAACGGGGCCGTCATCCGGCTGACAGAAGCCGCAAACCTGTCCACCTTCCTGCACGAATCCGGGCACCTGTTCCTCGAAATGGAAAAACGGTTCTTCCTTGATCCGTCAATTCCTGACAGTGCCAAGGCTGACGGTCAGGCCATCCTGGATTGGCTGGAAGTGGATACATTCGACGACATTGAATCCGAGCACCACGAAAAATGGGCGGTCGGCTTTGAGGCTTATCTTTTCGAGGGTAATGCTCCAAGCCTAGAACTGAAGGGCGTATTCCGTCGTTTCGCTGCGTGGCTGGCAAAGGTGTATCAGGGGCTCCGTACCCTGCAAGTGCCGCTCACGCCTGAGATTCGAGGCGTTATGGATCGAATGCTGGCTACTGACGAACAGATCGCGGAAGTCAAAGGCAAGCTGAAATTCGAGCCGTTATTCAAAACCGCTGAAGAAGCGGGGATGACGCCTGAGAAGTTCGCGGAGTACCAGAACCAGACACAAGGCACCGCCGAGGAACGGCTACGTAAAAAGGTGCTGGCACAGCTCAGGCGCACAGCTCAGAAGTGGTGGCAGGAAGAACTCGAAGCCGTCAGAGAGGGCGCGCGAGAAGAACTGGCCGCTGAGCCGCTGTACCGGGCAATCGACTTCATGCGTCAGAAGCTGCCACCCGAGGGCTTCATTGAAAACAAGATGGATCGGCGCACCGTCTATGAGCTGCTCGGACTGGCGGTTCCGAAGGAACTGAAAAAGGATCGCAACGCGGTTGATCCGTCAGTCGATACGCTGTCTGAGGCAATCGCCAAGCTCGGCGGCCTGGATCGTACCGAGGCCGAGGCACAGGGCGTCGATCCTGCTCAATGGCGCAACATCAAGGTCACAAAGATCAAAGAGGGCCGGACGGTACGAGTCAGTGTGCCGAATCCTGACAATCTGCCGCTTGGTGTGGGGAAACCGTTATTCAGAGCTACCGGCGGTCGCTCATTTGATGGGATGCGCGAGCTGTTATCCGAACTCGGCTACATGGGACAGGATGACACCGAAAGCGCCCTGCTCGACAGGCTGCTGGCTGATCTTTCCGGCGACACTCAATACTCGAACCTCGTCGATTTCGACAAACTGTTCGAGGATCCGGCCGAGGCTACAGTCGAAAAACGCAAGGCACCGGGACAGCTGCGTGGCCTGACGAAGTTCGACGGCGCGAGCCCTGACACCATTGCGACTATATTCGGCTTCCGCTCCGGGGCTGAGCTGGTGCGTCAAATTGTGGAAACGCCGACGCTGAACGAGGCTGCTGACCGGCGGGCTCAGGCCACCATGATCGAGCGACACGGTGACATCCTGAACGACGGTACTCTGGAACGCGAAGCCTTGGAGGCTGCACACAATACCGAGCAAGGCAATCAGATTTTGACAGAGCTGCGAGCCCTGGCTGGTCAAACTGATACTGAGGTAATCAGCGACCGCAAAGCGATCAAGCTGGCAGCCGAGAAAATCATTGGCGGTATCCGTATCAGCGCCCTGCGTCCCGCCATATACCGCAACGCCGAGGTCAAAGCCGCTCAGGATGCGCGTGAGGCACAAAAGGCCGGTGATCTGGCTGGCGCCCAAGCGGCCAAGGAAAAGCAGTATCTGAATTTCCACCTGTATCGTGCGGCAATCAGAGCGCGGGACAAGGCTCAGACGTTGAAACGCCGTGGCCGGCAGATGCAAACCAAGAAGTACTCGGACAAGGAAGCTCGGCCGGAATACATCACGCGACTGAAGCAGCTGCTGGCGGTCTATGATTTCAAACAGGCCAACAAGGAAGCCCGCGAGAATGCCGCGCTGATCCTCGAAGGCATTAAGAGCTGGTTACGGGTGCAACAGACTGATCCTGAGTCGCCGGCCAATATCGTCGAGGTCGATACGCTGGATCGTATTGTCCACTACCGCGAAATGACGATTGACCAGCTCGAAGCGGTCATGGACGTGGCGAAGTCTCTACTGCATGCAGCCCGGAAGAACAGTCAGGCCGAGCGCGAAGCGTTCAAGGAGAACATGAAGGCTATCGCGGCCAATATCGCAGAGAAGTCCACCACGACCGAATCCCTGCCCGAAGGCGACAGCCCCATGAAATCGGTGAGGGCATGGGGTCGGGCTGCTACCGCCACTCACCGCAAAATCGAGTCTCTGGTGCGTCAAGCTGACGGCTTTGTTGACCTTGGACCGCTGTGGCGCAGGGTCATCAAGCCCTTACTGGAAGCGAACAACAAGCGGCTTACCATGCAGCTCAAGGCGCACGATGATCTCAACGCAATATTCCTGGGTAATGAGGGGATATTCAATGCACGTCACCGCCACCTGAGTTTCACGTTCTCGGACGGTCGCAGCGTCAGTTACAGCCTGAACACTCGCATTGCTATCGCGCTGAATTGGGGCAATCTCGGCAACCGTGAGGCCATGCTGAATCAGGAGCATGTCGCCTTCACTGAGGAAGATATACAGCAAGTCCTGGACAGCTTGACCGACACCGATTGGGATTTGGTCGAATCAGTGTGGGACTACGTTGACTCATTCTGGCCGCAGATAGCGGAGCTGGAAAAGTCATTTACTGGTGTGGTGCCTCGCAAGGTCGATGCCGAGCCATTCCAGACAAAGGACGGCCGCACGATCAAAGGCGGCTACTATCCGCTGGTGACTGATGCGCGGCTCAGTTTCCGTGGCCGGCAGGAGGAAATAGAAAAACGAGCTGAACGGCTGCGAGCTGGCGGGGTGACGCGAGCGACGACGGCGCAAGGCCATACTATCGAGCGGGTAGGATTCAACGGCCGGGACGTTGATCTGTCAATAAATGTCTTGTTCAACCACGTCGATAACGTGATCCACGATATCAGCCATAGACGCGCTGTAAGCGATTCTGACGGCGTTTTGCGCAACAAGGACATCCGTAAGGCTCTGATCGCTTCCATCGGCCAGAGCAACTACAGCACGATGCTGGCACGCGTTACGGAGGTTGCGGCCGGTTTCATTCATCCGAACGAATTGGGGGCCATCGAACGCGGCCTCAGATGGGCTCGGCTGGCGCTGACGTATTCGGCGCTCGGATTCTCCATGAAGTCGGGATTCTCGCAAATGCTTGGCACCGCGACGGCCAGTGCGGAATTTGGCGCTGCGAACGTCGCTCGGGGATTCATGGATTTCTACAGCGATCCGGTCAAACACGCCGAGTTTATCAACGAGAAGTCGGTATTTATGCGCGACCGGCTGCACACTCAGAACCGAGATACCGGCACCATATTGCGGAACCTGAAGGGCAAAACGGCATGGAACGGGCTCAGAGAACGCGCCTTTTTCTTCCTGCTGCAAGGCGATTTAGTGGTATCCAGGGCCGTGTGGTGGATGGCCTACAATGACGGCATGGAACGTGCCGCTGATCCGAACAATACCGAGTTCGACACAGAGAATGACGCAATCAATTTTGCCGATCGCTCGGTGTCCAGAACGCAGCAGTCCGGTCTGCTCATGGACTTGACGGCGGTGGAGAGTAAGAACGAGTTTGTCAAATTGTGGACGGTGATGTATTCAGCGTTCTCAGCGATCTATCAGATTGCCGTCGAACAAACGAAGAAGTACCAGCTCGGCAGAATCAACGCGGTTGAGCTGACATACAATATCGTTTGGCTGCTGGTGATCCCCGCGCTATTCGAGGAACTACTGACCGGCCGGGATGAGGATGACGATGAGGACGAACTGCTTGACTTGGTAAACAATCGCTGGACGCGCTCAGTAGCAGCGTTCTCGCTCGGTACAATGGCTTTTATCCGTGAAATCGGGTGGGCCATGAGAACCGGACAGACCAGTGAGTTACCATTGCAGCGTGTACTGAGTACGCCGATAGATTTGGCGACACAGATCGAACAAGGTGAATTGGATGCAGCGGCGATCAGATCAGCGACAGCTGTATTGGGTGCCCTGCATATACCCGGTGGCAGCCAGCTCAATAGATCGTTAAATTACTGGCTGGCATATGAAGAAGGCGACGAGGAATATTTCGACATTTGGGAGTTCCTGATTACCGGGCCGAGAGAGGACGAATAATGACTATCAGCACATTGGTTATACAGTCCGGGCCGTACGCTGGCACTGGCACAACGGACACATTTGCCTACACGTTTCGCATCCTCGCAAAAGAGGATTTGGTTGTCGTCGAAACGGACTCGCTCGGCGTTAAAACGACGCTGGTAGTCGATACCGATTACACCGTGACCGGTGTTGGTGCTGATGCCGGCGGCAACGCGGTGCGGGTAGCCGGCAATCTGCCGACCGGCTCGACGTGGCTAATTACTCGAGACACGCCTCAGACACAGACGATTGATTACGGCTCTCAAGCCGCATTCCTACCGCAAACGTGGGAGGACGGTCTTGACAAACTGACGATGCAGGTTCAGGAAGCGGCCGAGGATCTGAAGCGGGCAATAAAGAGCCCAACAACCGAGGTCACCGTGGACTTACTGTTGCCGTTGGTGGCATCCCGCGCAAGTCAGCTGTTGGAATTTGACGCAGCTGGCTTACCAGTGACAAACATCAACGCTATAGCGGCAGCCGCAGCCGTGAGTTCGGCACTGGCGACCGGTGTTGCGATCTCAGCCGATACGTTCACAGGTGACGGCACTACGACAGCGTTTGTCATTAGCGTAGCCGCGGCAGCTGTGAACGGTCTGCTGATTACCATAGATGGTGTCGTTCAGCAGCCAACTGCGGATTACACGCTGGCCGGCACGACAGTCACATTCACCACGGCACCGATCAATCTGACTAAGATCGTGATACGAAACCTTGGCAACGCCAGCAGCGTTATTAACGTCAATCAACGCGGTCAGGAAACGCTTGCCATTGGTACAGCAATCGTGACGCTGCCAATTACGCCGCCGGATGCAAACTACCGAGTGGCATTAGGTGGCGACTCGAACGAGACATTTTTTTGGTCAGGGAAATCGACCACTGGTTTTACGATAAATAGCTCTAACGCTGGCAGTACCGCGAAGGTCGATTGGCTAGTAGCTCATTGAGGAACTGACATGGTTACGAAAGTAAATCCGAGAATAATGGACGGCTACCTGGGCTACATCGGTCTGGACAAAAACATCAGTTATACGGTAGTCGAAGCGGATCGCGGCAAACTGATACGAGCCAGCCAAACGGTAACGATTACCGCTCCAAGTGCTTTTGCTATGGGTGTCGGTTTTGAGTGGGGGGTTGTGAATGTCGGTGACGATCTGGTGACGTTAGTTTGGGGTGGCAACGGCTTGCTGATTGGCAAACAACAGCTAACCCTGAATCCGCGGGAATTTATGTTGTTCTCAAATACAGGCGTCCTTTGGGATTCTATCGCGACGAACATGGCGCTGCCGTCAGATAACTTTACGGGCACCCTGACCGGCTATGCTGCCGGCCCAAGCGGGACACTCAAATATTCCATAGTTGGCTCGCGCGCGACCATTTATCTTGACGGTACAGCAATCGAGGGAACCTCGAATGCGAACACGATGACCTTAACCGGCTTACCTTCGGGGGCGCAATGGTTGAGCCCTGATCGTGATGTGATTGTGCCCTGCATTCTGACTGACAATGGTGGTCTGGTGATCGGCAGCGCCGAGATCACGGTGGCTGCGCCGACAGTCGCTACGTTCCGTATGGGCTCACCATTAGTGACAACAGGCTTCACGGCTAGTGGCACAAAAGGACTGCCGGCAGATTTCGAGTTTAGCTATTTGATGCGAAAACACACGGTGATACCAGCAACGGTCTGACAATGGCAATTTTCCGAAGAACAGATTTAGGGCAACATGAGGCTCTGCACCCCGCGGCCTTACGGGCACTGAAGCAACGAGACAGGGATGGCGGTGACGACGATCAGCCGGGTGGACTATGGGGCAATATCAGCGGTCAGATCGACAATCAATCAGACCTGAAGATAGTCCGAGATAATCTCGAAGCCCTGGCAATGCTGATGGACAGCTGACGTGGCGACCAAGCGAGGCATCCACGGCCAAGCGGCTCCAAGTTCCGCGGTACTGACAGATATTTATACGGTGGGGGGCGCGAAGAACGCCACTGTCAGAGTCATTATCAGCAATCGTTCGGCCACGGCGACATCGTTCAGGGTAGGGGTGGCTCCCGGTGCCGAGGCTGATAACGTGAAACACTATATTGCTTACGATACACCGATTGCTGGTAACGACACCGGCTCTACGGTGCCATTCATGGTCGATGCTGGCGACGTGATTCGTGTTGAGGCTGCGATTGGCAGTCTTAGTTTTGTCGTGACCGGCTTGGAACAAGATGCATGAGTTTCATATTAGGCGCAGCTGGTGGTGTCATTCAGGAAGTGGTCGCGCCACCGCCGGAAACCGCTGATTGGTTTGTATCTAAAACAGGCAATGACGCTAATGGGGGTCAGGCGTCGAACGATCCATTTTTGACAATCGGCAAGGCTGTTTCGGTAGTGTCGGCCGGCGAAGTCATCGAGGTGGCAGCTGGCCGCTATGACGAAAAAATAGAGCCAACTACCAGCGGCACAGATGGTAATGAGATAACCCTTCGCAGCAAACCCGGTGACGCTGTTCGAGTAGTCGCTTCGGGCGAGGCGACAGAAGTCGGCACGTTAGAATTTAACGGGCTGAGCTATTGGATTGTGCATGGTGATCCAGCTGACCGCACTCTGCTGAAATTAGGTGACGCTGACTTGACGTGGATTCACGCTGACGGTGGCCGCTCGGTGACATCGGATGGCAATGTCCATTACATAAACAATACGAATCACATTGATGTGCGGGACGCCACTATTTACGGCGGTCGCAGCCTTGGTGCTAGTCACCTGAATTGGATGAAACTCGGTTCCCACACGTACCGATTTCTACGAATCAACTGGTTGTTCGGTGGCGATAACAATGACCCTTTGCAAGTCCCACCGGCTGAGCGTGGTGATCTGTTTTTTTCGCAGGGCCATACCTGTCTTGTCGACGACTGTACGTTCAAATGGGGCGGCCACGATAACTTCATATTTCACGGTGAAAATTCCGTCATGCGGAATTGCGACGTTGACGGCGATTGGACGGACTTAGCTACCGGTCAGCCAGGGCAACGACTTGGCTCGTTCTCGACAGCGCGGGATGATCGTGCCGACGCTCCTTGGGGCCCCGGCATGATTGAGGGTTGCACATTACGTCGCGCCAATGCATCGGGTGATTTGAACGATCAGAACGGCCACAAGTTTACCGGTGACGGTATTATTTCGCGCCTTAATTATTATTGGGACAACAGGGCTGAGATCATTTCCAGCAGCCCGGTAACTGGTCAAATACTTCAGCCAAATTCACACCAGAAAAATCGCATTTACCACAACACCGCGTTTAATAACGGTGGTTTTCTACGTGTGAGAGACACCAATCCAGAAACGGTCTTGCACAAAGAGTATGGGATTAAAAATAATATCAGCGTCAGCATGACCGGTGCGAGCCGCGAGCAAGATGGCGTACATACGTATTGGGACATGACCTCAATCGACCCGCAAGGCTATCCAGACAACCACATTGGTGCCGAGATCACCGGTAATGTATTTCACGCTACGGGGACAGATTATCAATTCAGGCTGTTGAACTCGGCCACGCTCTACAACGTGTCAGAAGCGCAGGCCACCTTTCCGTTAGTGTGGTCAGGAAACATAGAAGCAGCTCCCGTTTTTGTTGATGCTGCTGCGAGGACGAAAGCCGGGTTTAAGCTGGCAAGCGGTAGTGCCGGTGTTAGTGACGCTCAGCCCCTTACCACAATCACAAGCGGATCGAGCGGCAGCGTGCTGACCGTTGGGAGTCCAGAATATTTCTACGACGGCTTCAACCTCGCGTATTTCGGAGAAGATCAGAAAACCGATTTCATCAAGATAGTGCCGGCGGGGCAAGACCCCGTAACTAACGGCAGTATCGTCCGTGTTGCCTATCAGGGCAGGAACGATGCACTCAAGCAACTGACAATCACTACAACGCTGACTGTGATTAACGGGGATGAGATTTATTTGGTACTGCAAGATGGCACGACGGTCTGCACTCATTCCGGGGCCGATCAAAACCCGGTGGCGGTTGCTGATTGGTTTGTATCCAAGTCTGGAAGCGATACAAACGATGGTCTGACAGAGGGCACCGCGTTTCTAACTATCAGCAAGGCGGTCACTGTCGTATCGGCTGGCGAAATAATCGAAGTCTCAACTGGTCGCTATGACGAAACGATTTCACCGGCCGTCAACGGCACAGACGGTAACGAGATAACTTTGCAGGCGAAGCCAGGGGCTCAGGTCCGAATCTCTGCTCTGCTGGACGGCGATACTCTCGACTTCGATGGGGTTTCCTACTGGATCGTTAAAGACATTGACGACATTGGCGACGGCGATCTGACGTGGACGCAGGCCAGTGCCGGTAAGGATGTGACCGCACGTCGCAACATCAATTTTGGTGAGACAACATCGACTCACCATATCGACATTCAAAATTGCTACATTTGGGGTGGATCAGGGCAAGCCGGCGCGCAGGATCATTGCAATCGAATCTATCGAGTCTGTCACAATATTCGTTTTCTTGACTGCACGCTTGATCTGGCCGGCACTAATAACGATTTGGGCCTCGGCATAGATTACGGCGACCTCATGCAATCGCGCGGAACCAGCGTCATCTATGAAAATTGTACGATTAGCCACGGCGGTCACGACACGCTCAGGTTATTCGGTGCGAAAAGCGTCGTCAGGAATTGTGTTCTTGACGGTAGTTGGGTTGGTAAGGGAACTGGATTCGATGGCTCTCGCTGCATGGCGCTGGCTGCTGGTGACGCAAGGGGCGCGGCACCTTGGGGCCCACAGCTCGCTGAGAATAATATTTTCAAAAACGCGAACGCCTCGGTTGATTCAGCATTGCAACGCTGCATCCAGGTAGAGGGCGACGGCCTGATTTTGCGGAGCAATTATTTTTGGGACAATCACGCGGAGATATTGTCAACGGCAATCCTTAATCCGGGCGCTGCGTTCAGTACGCAGAAGCACAGAATTTATAACAATACGGCGTTCAACAATGGCAACTGGCTGCGCGTTCGAGACACCGATGCACAAAAAGACCTGTACCTAGATCATCATTATTTCAACAATATCTCGGTGGACATGACAGGCACATCGAATGAACAGACAGGCGTCCACGTCTATTTCGACGCCAGCACCATCAACGCTCAAGGTCAACCGGACAACTGGATCGGGGCTGTGTGGGCCGGCAATATGTTCAAGGACATATCGGCGGCGGTGCAGATACGCCTTCTCAATGGCACGACCTTGTATGACGTGGCCGAGGCTGAGACTAATTTCGCACTGGTCTGGACGATTGGCAACACGGAAGAAAATCCGACGTTCGTCGATAGCTCAAGCCGAACGAAAGCCGGCTTTGCGCTCACCGGGGGTAGTGCAGGGGTCGGTGCAGCTCAGCCAATAACGCACGTCACAAGCGGATCGAGCGGAGCTGTTGTGACGCTGGATGACGTGCTGTGGATATACGACGGCTTCGATCTGATTTACTTCGGAGAGGATCAGAAAACGGACTACATCAAGATAGTGCCGACTGGATTAGACCCTGCTGCGAATGGTACGGTTGTTCGAGTAACGTATCAGGGCCGCAACGATGGACTTTCTCAAGTGACCATAGATCAAAGCCTGGTGGTGACGGCCGGTGATGACGTGTATCCGGTATCGCAGAACGGCGTGACAGTTTGGGACAACAAAGGGGCCGCACAGTAATGGCAGAAATTGGCCATCATCATTTCGAGTCCAACACGATATTTACGACTGCCCTAACGACTCCACAGGTGGCTTACACTATTGCGACCGCCGCGCAGCTTGATGCCGCTGGCGATTATATTCTGATTGTCGATGCTGCTTTTGCAATGGTAAGCGGTAGCTCCACTGGCAACGCAAGGCGGGTGGCGTTATATGACAATGACGTTGAAATAGGCGTAACGACATCCCGCATCGAGCCGGCTAATGTTGACGCGACAGCTGGCGACCCGTATCAAGTGGTGATCAGATTCACTAAAGCTGGCTCGGGTGACATCACGCTCAAAGCCTGGAATACCGACTCCGTAAATACTTCTGTTTACTGGTGCAATGCTTATCTGATTTTGTTGGATGATCTGGTCGAGGGCACTGATTTTCTTCACGACCTGCACACCGTCCCTGATCCGAATGTCAGTGCATATACCGATGGCGCGTCCGTCACGCTTCCCGCAGGTGTCTCAGAAACTTGGCTGTGTTTTGGTGGGGTGACTTGGGAAACTGATGCAACCATAGAGGAAATCCATAAACTCAAGATTGTCGATGACACAACGGATCGAGCGGAAATAGGGCGCGACAACAAGGACGTTCAAGACACCTTCCTAATGGGAACGTCCTTCCCGATCAGCGGTGCAGCCGGGAGCAAAACCGTCAAGGTGCAGTACGATGCGAATAGTGCAGGCGACTACGAACGCAGCACGATTTTCCTGTTCAGAACCGGCGTATGTAAGAAATCCGCTGTGTCATCCGGGGGTACGGCGACGGTTGTTGCTGCCAACACGTTTGTAGAGTTAGACACGGTTGGATTCACAGCCGATCAAACTGGTAATTACTGGATGTTCGGGGGCGGTATTTTCAGTGCTGCCGCTTCTGCCAATCGTCGTGAGCGGCAATTAACATCTGAAATAGGGGCTGCCGGTGAGGTTCTTCAAGCTGGTCACGCAGACCGTCAAATTCAGACAGACAAAATAGTTGACGAAATCCCGTTTCTACTGATGGGCGAGGCGGCATTCACGAACGGCAATGCGCTGACCTTCGATGTAGACGTGGGCGACAAGTCCAACACGACAAATGAGAGCGTCATTCAGGGTTGGATAGCCGCCGGGACATGGGAAAAGGCTGGTGCAGCTGGACCGCCTACACCGATCTCGGCCGGCGGGATCATTGTGAATCCATGAGCCGTCAAATATTGACACGCCAGGGCGACGGCGCTGGCTATCACCTGAACGATGACCGCAGTTCTGGCGGCGGCCAGCAAGAACACGATGTCGTGTGTTGCCCTCACTGTCAGGCGGTGATGTTCTTGCAGGATTGGAGAAAAGAGCGCAGTCTTGGCGGCGGTGGATGGTGCCGCCAGTGTTTTGCGCCGGTATGTGGCCCCTGCCTGGACATAATGCTAGTATCCGGCTGTGTACCTTTTATGCAAAAAGTTGAACAGGCGCTTGAAGCTGATATCCGAAAGCGTCAAAACGCGAAAGTCATTGGCATTTAGGAGATAAAGATATGCCCGCTTATCAGGCTGCCGTCAGCAACTTCACACCTTCCCTCACTGACGATAATTGGATACTTGAGGGCGATACTGCCGGCGATTACGGGGAAGTGGTCGCTATTGGTTGGGGTGGAGAACTCACCACGTCAACCGGCTACCGCACTCGATGGGTACGACCCACGACAGCCGGCGTCGGTGCCGGTACTGCCGGCACACCCGAGGATCATTCTCCGGGGTATTCAACTCCGCTGGTTTCATTTTTCACGACTTACGCAACCACTCAGCCGGTGCTGCCGGCCGAGCCGATTGCGTTGTTCCTGCAATCATGGAACGCGCATGGTGGCTTAGGCTACGTGGCCTTGCCGCTGGCAAGTCCGTGGCTGATTCGCAATGGTCTGCTGGCTGATTCGATTGTCTGTCGCAATCTGGCCGGCGTGGACGCGGGTGGTTCCAGCTATCAAGTCACTTGGAACGAATGATATGGGTGACGGCACAAAGTTAGTCAAAGAGACATTCACCCGCGAGCAGATCGAGGCAATGGACCCGGACAAACTTCAGAGCTTGCTAAGTCGAGCGGTGAAGATGGAGGGCGTCGGGGTGGTTCGCAAGGCTGATGGCACCATTCGTTACGACAAGGACGCTAAGCCTGGGGATTACGGTGAGACACCCGAGGAATTGCAGGCTGCGGGAGTAACATGACATGGCAAACCCGACACTCGCTGAGCTGAAGGCTGAACAGGACAAATTAAACGCTCTGTTCCTGAAGAATCAGGCTGCCTTTTTCGAGGCTCAAAAAATCCACAACGCCACAAAGCGGAAGCTGACCGAGTTCAATGACAGATACGGTCGGGCGCTGAAGTTGTTTACGGAGGTGAGTGATGGCTCTGGCTCTTGAAGTAGGTTTACAGAACGCACTCGCTGACGAGATTGACAATTTCGTAAATGCGGGCACGGCCCCGGAGCTGGTATTCGAGACATCGGGTGATGTAGCAGTCGCCACGATCATAATGAATGCCACTAATGCCTTCGGCGCGGCTGCCGCGGGCGTCATCACAATGCAGGATCAGCCGCTCTCAGATACTAATGCGACCGGCGGCGTTGTTGCTCAGTTCTCCATCTATCAGAATGTAACGCAGACCAACAAGGTTCTCGAAGGCACAGTGCTGACATCCGGTGGCGACATCAACCTGAGTTCACTGACGGTTGGTGCCACAGATACGGTTGAACTGACTACGTTCACGATCACTGTACCTGCTTAATGGCGGCCCGCCGTGGCCGACGTTTGGTATAGAACGGGCACATTTTTAACGCCGGCTTCCGGCACTACAGTCATATCCACGCCTGACAATCCCAAGGCGATTCACGTCTGGTTTACTGACGCTAATGCAAATGACACCAACGAAGTCGGCAACAGCTTTGGTCATGGTTTCGGTGATGGCACCGACGAAATTTCATGTGCCATTGCGGCCCAGGACGGTGCTACCGATACGCGGCGACACGGTATCGGCACCGTTGGCGGCACCGGCAATCTGATCGGCATACTTGATCCAGCGGCTGACCTGTCGGCCGGCTCGGGAACACTCAAGGTCATTGCGACGACGGCGGCAATGAACGCCTCGGATATTACGATCAGTTATTCGACGTTCACCGCCAATATAATCATTCATTACGAGTGTTGGGGCGGCACAGACGTAAACGCCAATCTGTTTGAAATGCCCGATGTCGGTTCAGCGTCAAGTCCTGACGCTCATGGTCTGAGCAATAAACCAGATTTGGTGATGTTTGTCACAAACGGTCAGGCGCATCCCGCCAACTCCATTCATGCGTATATGTCGTTCGGTATCGCTCACGATAACGGCGCGTCAATAGATCAATGGGCCTTGTTCAGTTATCTCGGTGACACCGGCATTGGTGACGGACAGGGTTCGGGTCTTGCGCCGGGATTAAATGCTGGTCAGTACAACATCGACTTCACCAACTGGACGAACACGATCACGGTCATTGATGCGACGAACATCGAGTGGACTTCGACTGGTAGTGGCACGACCGATGACATGCTGGTGCTGGCTCTCGACCTCGGCGGTATCGGTGTCGATGTCGGCACGTTCACCAAGTCAACGGGTGGGGCTCCTGTCTCTCAGTCTTTACCAGACCTCGGCTTTACGCCGCAGGGTTATCACCTGGCGACCGCCAACAAGACTGTGACCACGATCACAGCTGATGACTCTACCGAGGCATTCCACGGTGCTGTCGATGAAAGCAATAATAGCGGCCACTGTTGCGGCATGGTTGGTGTAACTCAGGCTGATCGAAACAGCCGGTCGAAGGCAAACGATATTCTATTCGCTGCTGAGGGCTTGGACGGTGGGGTTGATTTCTCCGGGACTCACGCAACGATTAACGACTCGACGCCGAGCATCGAGTGGAATCCAAATACGGCGGTGGCCTGTCACATTGGGTACTACGCGTTTGAGACTCAGGCGGCACCGGAACTGTCAGCTCACGGTATGGTAGTGGTGCATTGAATGGCTGTCCTTGGTCGATGGTCAGGCGGTGCCACAACCCTGATTCCTGGGACAACTTTCGCTGCCCCTAACGCGCTGTTTCCTACTCAAGATCGTAATGACGGCTCGGCCTATACATTCACGTCCAGTACGTCGGTGCTGACGCTGCCGAGTACTGATCTGGCGAACGGTTATCTGATGATCGCCAGAGTTCACTACGGCGATACCAGTAATGGTCGGTTCAGTTTTGCGGGTCGATTCCAACAGACCGGCGGGACAGGGGATTTCGTCAATCTGCAAACTGGTGGCTACAGCCGGAACACATCCGACAATGAAACGTATTTGTGTGCAATGGGATTCGTCAACAATCCGTCTGCCAGCGCCACATTTGCCTTTCAGTGGGAGCGCGAGTCGGACGCGCCGACCGGGGGCACCGTGAAGTCCTCACTGGATGTCATTCCGATGTTCTACAGCAATCACGGCATTTACAACGGAAGCAATCTGTCACTCATGGGTGGCACGACTCGCAATGTTGTGCCTATCGGTTCGACCATAGCTGAATCGGATACCGGTGCAATCGAGCGTGTGACGAATGTCGTTACGGTCAAGGGCGACAACAAGCGGTACATGGTGATGTCCTCTCAGTGGTATCAAAACCGTGGCGAGCCGGGGACAACCCGAACGCAACGCATCTTCGGTCACGACTATGACGGCTCGGCAGATCTGGCAGCACAGTCCTACGCTTACTACCGGCAGGCGACGGCCGACGGTACTGGCGGGTGCATTCACGACCTGATCGAAACGGTTACTGCGGATCGAACCATTGAAATGACCTGTTTTCGTGGGCTCGGAATCTCTAACGGTCAGGGTGGTGCTGACGTGGACGGTCAAGCTCCGACGCAGGGTGTCCAGGCGCTTGTTGTTCTGGAATTGAACGATGAGGCAGAGGTATTCCGAAGGCACGATGCGACAGGCTTGCAGGCTTTCGATGCAGCCTCACCGCCGCACGATCTGAATGCTCTGAGGACGAATGATTTTACTGATTCAGCGTCTTGGGTGGTGGTTGGCACAGTCGGCATGGAGAACAATACGGGTGCGGCGATAGATGCTTTGACCGGCGCGAACGTATGGGCGGCATCTACTGACGTTACAAGTGGGACGCGCGGGACTTATGAGGGCCGAATCACTGTTGATGGCACAGAGGACGGTGACATTTTTCATGGCAATTATATACGAGGTAATCAGGGTGGTGAGGATACGTTCGGCCTAGCGTTTAATCCGGTTGGCTTTGTCGCATTGGCAGACAATGGCGATTTGGGTGTATCGGTTTCACAAACGGGCTCGCTTCACGCGGTAGACACTCAAGCTGACACCGTTGGAATGTGGGGGATCAATCTTGATACGATGGAGCCAGCGGGTGTCGCTGAACTGTCAGCGCAAGGAATGGTAGTGATTCACTAATGGCTATCTCGTCAGGCTTCAGTTATCAGTCAACGCGCGGCATAGCGACCGGTGTCATTGCTGCGTCATTCTTGTTCGGCGGGGTCATCCCGCAAAAATTCACAGGTGACGGATCGCCTTCGATAACCAAGCCCACATCGGCCGGCACCGCGGAGATCATCAAGACAGCGACTGGATCGCCGTCGATCACTAAGCCTACGAGCGCCGGCAATGCGGAGATAATCAAGCCATCATCCGGGGCTCCGTCGATCACCAAGCCTACGGCGGCTGGTGTAGCGGAGATAATCAAAACCTCGTCGGGGGCACCGTCGATAACTAAGCCGACCTCGGCCGGCACAGCGGAGATCATCAAGACTGCTTCGGGCAGTCCATCCATCACTAAGCCGACCTCGGCCGGCACCGCCAGCCTGATCGGGGCTACCCCGCAAGGCAAGCAGCTCGTTACGCAAGCGACGCGCAAGGCTGAGCCGCCAGCGTCATTCCTACTTGGCACTAATCTCGCTATTGAGGTAGTCCTTGAGCGTGGTGGCCTGCATGTTGGCAGCGCACGTCACAGTGATGGCGTACAGGCGCTGCAAGGCGTAATGCGGGACATCGTACCGGCTAACGTGTTCACCGCTACAGGCGCACCGTCAATTACCAAGCCGACCTCGGCGGGTACTGCCGAGATCATAAAGACCAGCTCGGGCGCTCCGTCGATCACGAAGCCCACAGCTGCTGGCGCTGCCGAGATCATAAAGACAGCTACCGGTGCGCCGTCGATTACCAAGCCCACGTCTGCCGGCACTGGCAGCGTTACGCAGATACCCCGCGGTAAGGCACTTATTCAACAGGCTGCCGAGCACAAGGCCGAACCAGCAGCGTCATTCACGCTCAATAGCCTGCTCTCAGTGGCGCTCACGGCCAGCGGATCGCCGTCGATCACGAAACCAACAGCCGCTGGCACAGCTGAGATCATCAAGCCGGCTACGGGTGCGCCGTCGATCACGAAACCGACTGCGGCGGGTACTGCTGAAGTAATCAAAGCCGGTACTGGTGGGCCGTCCATCACCAAGCCCACGGCCGCTGGCGCTGCGGAAATAATCAAGACCGGCTCGGGCGCACCGTCGATTACAAAACCGACTTCAGCCGGCACTGGCAGCGTCGTCGGCATACCGCGTGGCCAGAGCATCATCCAGCCGGCGGTGGCACGTCGAGCTGAGCCGCCAGCCTCGTTTGTTCACAACTTTAATGGCATTCAGCTGTTACCTGGGGCCGGTGGGCCGTCCATCACCAAGCCCACGTCTGCCGGTACGGCTGAAATCATAAAGACCGCCTCGGGCGCTCCGTCGATTACCAAGCCGACCTCGGCCGGCAGCGCCAGCCTGCTCGGTAACTTCCCGATTTCCCAGGGAGCCATGCTTATTGTTCAGGCTGCGCCGATACCGCGGGCTCATGTTTGGTTGCGGGACACAGTACCGCCGGCCGGCTTGTTCACCGCTACAGGCTCGCCGTCGATCACCAAGCCGACAGCTGCCGGTGCTGCTGAGATCATAAAGACTGCCAGCGGTAGTCCGTCCATTACGAAGCCGACAGCTGCCGGTGCGGCCGAGATCGTCAAGACTGCTACGGGTAGTCCGTCAATCACCAAGCCTACGGCAGCCGGGACAGCAGAAGTAATCAAGCCGAGTACAGGTGGGCCGTCGATAACCAAGCCGACAGCTGCCGGCTCCGCTGAAATAATTAAGACCGCCAGTGGCTCGCCGTCGATCACCAAGCCGACCTCGGCCGGTACTGGCTCAGTTAGCAGCGCGTTGGATTTGCCGCAAACGATAATACTGATCGCGTCGGCAGCTCAGGATCGCTTGCAAGGATCACCGCCGGCCAGCCTGCTGCGTCATTTATTGCCACCGCCTGACGTTGCACCGCCACTAGATAATCCAACTGGCGGCCTGACGGTTGGCTCCGCGCAGCATCGTGCCGCCTTTGTCCTGGGTCAGTCACTCACGCAAGGGTCGATCACTCGGGATGCTGAAAGGTCGGTTCGATATATTTCCATCACGACCACAGAGCCGGTATCGCGTGTGCCGCGCTCATTCCTTGTTGGCACTGTCCCGCCACCGGATATACGGGCCGAGCTGTATCGACGCATTATTGTCCAAGCAGAGCCAATCGCTCTGACGCCGCCGGTCAGCGTTCTGGTGTCGATTGTTACGCCGCCGGACATACAGGCCGAGCTGTATCGCAATATCATTCACACCGCTGCACCGCTCACGTTGCAGACGCCGCAGAGCTGGTTTGTTGATACGGTGCCGCCTGACGATGTAATCTTTGTACCGATAGCCGATCCGTTTACCGGGCGGCACATAACGCCGACCGTCGATTAAGAGGTTTGGAATGCAGCTTAGTCAAAACTTCACTCTCGAGGAATTTCTAGTCTCACAGACGGCTGAGCGCCACGGCATCGACATGACGCCGCCGCCTGAGATCGTTCACAATCTGGAACAGCTAGTGGTGACGTGCATGCAGCCGCTACGCGACAACCTCGGCGCGACAATTTACATATCGTCCGGCTGGCGACCGCCGGCACTCAACAGTCTAATCGGTGGTTCTGTGACATCGGCGCACACTGATGGCAGGGCCGCTGACTTCCGGGCAACCGGCTACACGCCGCTCGAAGTGTGTCAAATGGCGGTTGATCTTGGCCTGCCGCTGGATCAAATCATCCATGAGTTCGGCCGCTGGTCGCATCTTGGAATCGCTGATGCGCCGAGGCGTCAAGAATTGACAGCGTATCGCACTGGTGGCCGGGTGCAATATGCGAACGGCTTAATTGAAATAGGACAGCTGACATGAAACTGAACTGGAAATACACGGTGGGCTGGATCGTCTGGTTGCTTGGCTTCGGAGTCTTGGAGTACCGGGCCATTAAGAACAAGGACAAGGGCGACACGCTCTCGGAACACGTCTGGAAAACTATCGGTGCTGGCAAGGACAGCCCATCGGTTCTGAATTGGGTGTTCCGTATCGTCTTGGGCGGTGGCATCGTTTGGGCCACGCATCACTTCTACACAATGGGGAGTCTGTTATGAACAAACCATCATCGACAATTACAGCGGCGACGCTCGCCGGTATGGGGGCGTCGCTCACATGGGAGCTGGTCGGCACATTTACGGGGGTAAATCCGACTCCGGGGCTGGTGGCTGGCTCGGCCGTTTTCGTGGGTAGTCTCGTTGGCTACTGGAAAAAAGAGAACGTGCTGAAATGAAATGGCTCCGGACGGCCGGCATGATACTGGCCGGCATCCTGGTTGCCGTGGGTTTCGCTATCCTTGGCCGTCCAGCTCGTCGGGCTAAGGCTGCCGAACAGCGTACCGAACAGCTGCTTGCTGACGGCAGCGAACGGGCTTTGAACAAGGCGGTCAAAGAGAGCGCGAAGGCCGATAAACTGAAAGCTGATGCGTTCGATTCAGCGAAGGCCGGACAGGCTGCCATTGACCGGATAGGGGCGAACAATGAGGATATGGCAAGCATTCTTGCTGATTGGAATACTGACCGGGTGCAGTAGTACACCGGTCACGCTGCCGTCGTGGGACATACCGCCGGCAGCGACGGAGGCCCAACAGCCCCTGAGCCTGCCTGAGAGGCCCGTAGCGACGCTCAGTGCATCGGGTAAGGCAGAGTTCAGTAAGGAGGGGATGAACCAGCTGCGCCGATATACCACAGCCTCAGAGGCGAATTTCGAGATCGCCAAGGCGAATGCGGCAGCCCTCGAAGCACAGTCCCGCGCTTACAATGCTCTAATCGACGCCGGCAAGATGCAGCGACAGGTGGCTGAGATTCGACAGGAGCTGCTCGAAGCGGAGAGGCGGGATCACTTTATTGACAACTGGTTCCATCGAGGACTGATCGCGTTGGGACTGATAGCGGTGGCGTTATGACGAAACGACGTAGCTTCTCAATGATCTGGTTTATTGTGTTCTTGGCGCTGATGGTGGCGGTGGCAATCAAGACATCCGAGGCCAGTGATCGGTATGACATTGAACAGGAAACCGATGTCACTCAGACGCTCGGTGACACGATAGTTGGTGGTCATTCCTCGAAATCATACGCAGTCGGCATGGGCTCATTCGATGTTGATATAAACCAGTGCCTAGCCAGCGAATCATGGGGCGCGGTGGTGTTTCAGCGCCAGCGCCTCGTAGAAAATCCGTGGTGTATGGCTGACGGTCTGGATGCGCGCGGTCGGCATGGAGCCGCGGCCGAGGTTCGCTGCAACACTAAGACACTCAAAGAGATATACCCGGATAAGGCCACTTGCCTTGCAGCCGTCAGATATGTTCCCGATAATCCACAACCGCCGGCCGATGTTAAAGAAGTCATCGAGGAACATGAGCAACAGCGGCAGGAACAGGTCGAAGAACGGGAACAGTGGCAGCATCAACAGCAGCAACAGCAGTATGTGATCGACCGCATTGCTCGGGAACAGCGTGAGCGTGACGATATACGCCAGCGGAAGCTAGATTTGCTACGCGAGGAGTTCGACAAGTGAATAGACAAGTCAAGCAAGTTATGGACGCGTGGCCGTTGTTGCTGGCCGTGGTTGGAATAATGA